AAAAGTTGTGAAAAGGGCTTGACAAAGCGGCAGAGATAGTGTATAATATATTACTGTAATTGGTTTGCTGCTATGGCTCAGTAGGTAGAGCACGTCCTTGGTAAGGACGAGGTCACCGGTTCAAGCCCGGTTAGCAGCTCCAGCAAAACAGCTATTAAATTGCGTAAATGCGTGGTTTGATAGCTGTTTTTGTTTTGTGTGATGTTCTGTGATATGCTGTGAATTTTTGCGATAGGGTTGTGTTTAGGGTTGTGTTGAAACTTGCGGTCGCTTGGATTTCAGCAAGCAAAAAAAATCAGCCGCCTCAGATCACTCCGAGACGGCTGAAATTCTACCTACTTTATCTTCTTTGTAATCTCGTCGCTGAGCTTCTTGATGAAGTTCACGCCTGCAATGCCATTCTCGCTGTATCCCCACTTTTTCAGCAAGGTATTAACTGCCTTTGCAGTACCTTTTCCGTATGTACCGTTCTTATCCATACCTACGTTGTGGAGTTTGACCGCCTTTGCAAGAAGCAACAGCTCCTTGAGCGCAAGCACACCGCTTGTTTTGTTGCCCTGCTTGTAGCCTGTCTTGTCAAGCACTTTCGCACTTATCTTGCTCTGGTTCTTTGGTCTCAGGAAGCCTGCAATGTGGTCATAAGTATGCTTGACCTTAGTGCAGGCTTTTCCGCTCCAGTTTTGGTCATACGAATAAAAATAACTCGTATTGCCCTCACCGGTGCAGATGGCTATGTGACCCCAGCCACCATTCAACGTGCCTGACCATATCGCTACATCGCCCTTTTTCGGCACGAAACTTGGTGTGTTCTTTACCTTTGTGAAATTTGCTTTCAGCCAAGTGTTCTTATCGAATAAATCCCAAAAATGGTGAGCATCATACCAGAAATTCTTGATACCTGAGCCGAAGACCTCGTTAAAATACGCTGTTGCAAGGTCTACACACTGTTTGCCTGCTGCGCCGTCATAGTTAACAGCTACACCATTGTGCTTCTTGATAAACTCATCATATGTCATTTTCTATTCCTCACTTTCGTTTGTATCCACTTTGCTTTCAACTGTGATTTTAAGCTTGTGTACTATCTTCACCAAGAATGACGGCAATGGTATACCTATCACCGCAAGATTTTCCAAGATAGAAATACATTCATTGATGATAAACCATATCGTCACGATAAGACCGAAGTAAAAGCTGACGTTTACCTCAATGCCTATCTGTGAAAGTCCTGAGATAAAGAGCCAATCGAGTACGCCTGACACCGCCACCACAAATATGTACCCAACTTTCTTGAAAAGCCCTTTAAGACCGACACGGCTTGAAAGTTCGCCCCTGTTCCATGCTTTCCACATTCCTGTAATGTAGTCAATGATCATCACAAGAACCAGAATGACTATAGGTATCGCCATGACACGGAAATACGCTGACAGCCCTGCGGCTATTGCTGATATGATGATTTTTGCTGTGTTTTCTTTCATTACTGTTCCTCTCTTTCGTATGTTTGTCCCGTGATTGTTGTATACTCCTCAGCCGTGATCTTGCCCCTGTCAGCAAAATCCTTGACCTGTTCGGCGGTGTACAACCCTAAATCGTACAAACGTTTGACTTTCCTATACATTGTCGTCACTCTCCTCAATTAGTGTATCGGTCATCAGCGCAGTATATAGCACCTGTGCTTCTAGCTCGTCCACCTTTGTAGCCTTCTTTGGCTGAAAGTCTTCGGTGGATAGTCCCATGCTCTCGACCATTTTTTTCTGTAGCTCCGTCATGTTGTACCTCCTATCTCTGACAATTTAACGATATATTCTTCTTCCGACGGCACTGGTATGCGATAGCTGTCGCCATTGCTGTTTTTGAATGTCACTGAACCACCTGCTTCGACTGTTAGATTTCGCAGAAAATCGTCGTCAATTAGGGTTGAAATGTCGGTGATTATAGGTGTATCTAACGCCTTGATTTCCGTTCCGTCAATAGCGTTATTCTGCGTATAGGTCTTAGCCTCATAGTCTACCGCATTCCCCTCAACGCCGTAGCCAGGCAGTGCCCTAATGGCTTCTGGGATTGGATACTCGTTGCGGTGGAAGGGGGCATAGGCTGTGGGGGTGTCGCCTAGTTCGATTTGGATATCTCGTACTATCACATCTCCACGACCTTGTCCGAATGACATCGCTAATGTATCATTTTGTGTTTTTGGTGTTACTGCCAATTTTGCGATACCAGTAGTATTCGCCAAAACTCGCTCGCCTTTTTCGTAGGAACTTTCAATTCGAGTGCCGTTTATTCTAGCTAACCAAAAAAAGCTAGTTGGTTGAGATGAAACAGTAGCCTTAAGAGTGGCAATGAGTGTTTTACCTATATAGTTTCCGATAGGAATGTTTATTCCGGCGAAGTCACTTGAATTATTCAAATAACTGCCATCAGACTGTTTATATGCTGCGTAATAGTCATCTGCATTTAGCAAATTTTTTCCCTGCTCCACAACGCTCTCTGTATCGGCAGTTATAATCTCGCCAGCGTTATACTGGTAATAGTTATTAGGGAACATGGCTTCAAATTCTTCCACGCTTGTGGGTTCGTTACCTATACCAAACATTTGGGTTAAATCAAAAATTTCATAATTACTGAACGGCGATGTGTCTAATTTCTGGTTACCATCAGAATCAGTCACAAGGCGAAATACTCCGAAATCACCGCCATCGCTATGTTCACCTAATGGGCTAGTAATCCATGATATTTTTCCACTACCAGCAGTTATATCCTTAACTATCTGCCTATTAGTCCCTGCCGTATATTTAGCCGCTCTGAAATATAAATATACCTTTGTATTTTCTGAAACGCTATAGTCTACTCGAAGTAAGTATTTATGCGATTTAAAAATCGGTTTGCAGTTAAGTGTGCCTCCGCTAACATAGTCAAATTTTTTATACATTTGATTAAACACAATAGACCTACCGCCCACAGACTTCACCGACATCAGCTTTGCCCCTGCAGGGATAGTCTTGGCGTATGCCGTATCTGTATCCGTTTCAAACTGGTGTGTCACACCATTGCCCATATCGTATAACGCATTTACCCTACGTTGCAGTTCCTTGTCGGTCAGCTTCACACGTCCTATCTCAGCCGTATTCTTGGCAATCTTTGCAACTGCCGTAACATAGTCTTCAGGTAAACTATCAGCTATGGATCGTGCTGTCTGTGCAGCGGTTTCAGCGGCTGTTCTGTCCTCTGCAACCTTAGCGGCATTGTCTGCCACTGTAGCCTTATCCGCTGTCACCTGTTCTGCCAACGTCTGCACCGCCTGTCTGTCTGCCGCAGTGTTGTCAGCGCAGGTCTTTGCGGTCTTTGCATAACCTGCCGTTATTGTCTTGTCAGCTTCGGTCTGCTGTGCTGCCGTTGATGCTTGGACTGCGGATACCTTTGCAGCGTTAGCTTGCGTGACAGCCTGCTGACGTGCGGTTTCTGCACCTTGCATGGCGGTGTCTGCCTGTGCTGCGGACGTTTCAGCCGCTGTCTTTGCGGTTTCGGCACGGCTTGCCGCCTGTTCTGCGGTATCTGCTGATTTCTCTGCGTCTGTGGCAGATTTTTCTGCGTTTTCAGCCGCTGTTGTCGCCGTTTCTGCGGCAGTGACGGCTGTCTGCATATCTTTGTGTGCCAGCCTGCCTATGGCGTCTATGCGGTCTAGTGCGTCCATAGACACATCAGGTGACGGGATAGCTGTATCACCGATAGCTGCACCGATGCGCAGGCGGAATATGCGTGATTTTTTAACTAAAATATACTCGTCGCCTGACAGTTTCTTTGCACATATCTGACAGCTGACTGTCTGCGCCGACCGCAAGATATCAGCAGTAGGCGTCCACTGTCCGCCTGTGATATCGACCTCATATGTCACGCCGTCGCCATAGTCTATCGTCAGCACATAGCGGTCTGCGCCGTCTATCTCCATGCCCTCGACAGACACAGGACGGGCATTAGTTTCACCGACATAACCCAAAAGGGCTGTGTTCAGTGTTACATCGTAGTCTGAATTTAATGTTATCGTCATTTAATCACCCCTCTTTACTCTATTGCAATATAGTCAACATAGTATGTTCCTGTTGGCACGTTTTCCACTGTTGACCCGTTATTTGCTCCCATGCAGACATTCAGATAGTACGACTTTCCCGACCCATTAACGTGAGTGCAGAACGTCTTGTATGGTGTTGGTGCGCCTGTCTGCCGTAGCGTTGCTATGACCTGCTTAGGCGCAAATGTCAGCCCAAGCGGTATCCGCATTAGCGCATTTGCTCCCGTCATCTTGTGTTCCACAGTGCCATAGTGTATCTTGCCGGCTCGGCTCAGTATTTCATCGATTTCCTCACCTGCGTGTTGCATAGGATAGTCATTTTCTGTGATGTCCTGCGCCAATGTCAAATTTTCATCAGCCATTATCTCGCCCCCTTTTTAAAGCTGTTCTTCAACGCTCAGACCCACTGCCGAAATATCAGCACTCAGTCCGCCGTCAAAGGTAAATCCTAAATTCGTTATTGGTATGTCATAGCTGTCTGCGCCGCTGGTGTAGGTCACCACGTCACCTATGTCGAAACGTGGGTCACCAAGTCTGTGGTACAGCTCAGTGGTATACCACGAAAATCCACCTATCCTGCGCCACAGAGATTGTAGCAAAGACTCTGTCATGTATGGATTTTCAAACTCTAAAACTCTACCCTGCGTTGTATCTGTCACACCAAGCGACAGCGTTACATCATCACTCACTTTGCAGATAATGCCCACGATAGCGTTCTGCCTTTCAGACAGTGTTGGCAGGTCTATTGTGTTGTTATCAAGCGTTTTCACGCTCGAGCCGTACCATTTTCGGACGTACCGCCCGAAGCGGTCAACATACCCGAACTGCCCCTGAGCTGAGGCAAGGTAAGACAGCATTTGCCGCATGGTCACGTCCTTTGGCACTGAGCTGACCTTGAAATAGAAATACTTTGAGTACAGCACCTTGCCGTTCTTATCTATCAACCTTCTGCCGTTCTTGTCACGCAGTAGTCGCACCTCTGTGTAGTCATTGCCGTTCTGCAATCCTAATTGTCTGCAAATGTCGTCTTCGACGGCTTTATTCCAGTTTGGCATAGGGATATGCGGTACATATGGCTTGTCCGAGAAGTACAGCCTGTCCGCCATTGTCAGCTGGACACTGCCGCCCGACTTTTTCGACTTAACGCAGGTGAAACGTCCCATTGGTATTTTTTCGTCGCCAAGCATCTCTCCAAGCTTGCTTATCTGCTCCACTGTCAGCTTTGAAAGCTCAGCGTAGGTGTAGGATTCTAGGGTGGAGTAGGTGGTAAATGCCGAGCTGTCTTTCATATACAAACTGAAAACATACTCATTCCCAAGATACTTAGTTCCGTCGTCAACCAGTTCCGCCGTCACACTCTGAGAGCAGACAGCTCCAAGCTCTATATCATCACTTAGAGAGGTTGATTGAATGTCTGTCTGAACGTTCTGAATGCCGTCATATGCCACAGGTTCTCCGCTCTGAACGTCCTCTATCCACATACCCCACAAGGCTTTGTAACTCTCTATCCTGCTTGTTATCTCATTGCTTGCTATGGTGTACATATGCCCTCCTAACGTTCTGCGAATGTGACAGTACAGCTCTTGTAATACTCACCACCGTCAAGTCTGACAAGCCCCTGCGGTACATAGTCGCTTGCGTTGGCAGATATAGAATAATACTTGCCATTGTGCCAAAACTCCAGTTCTGCAAAGTCGGGTCCGTCCTCGATAAGGGATTGTATCTCGGCCGAATCTGCGACAGGAAGCATTGTCCACTTGCAAGGCAGTTTATATTTGCAGAACTTTCTTGCACCCACAAACAGACCTGTTGTATTCACTCGTCCTGAACCTGCCGTCCATTCGTAACAGTTTACAGGGCTCCAGCTATCAGGGTCAGGGTCTGTCACCCACACGCCGTTTATCTTTAGCAATGTTCCTGTCAAAATGCACTCACTCCCGTCTTACGTTTATACTGATTGTTGCTGTCCTGCATACACTTGAAAAGCACCTTGCTGTCAACTGTTCCGAAGAACACAGGGTCATAAGCTTTCAGCCAATCAAGTATAGCGTTCAGCACCCTTAACACCTCGTCAAGCTTGCCGTTATCAAGCATACCTTGCAGTTTGCTCAGCGGTGAGATCACCTCCGGGTCTGCCTTTGCGTTCCTGTTATCGCCCACCATTGCAAGGGTCGGTGCTGTCGCAATTCCGCCTGTGGCAAGCTTTGGTATCTCAGGTATGCTTATTGTGTCAAGGTCAAAGCCAAAGGTTTCTCCGCCTATGCCAGGCACCCAATCAGGCACATCAAAACTCAGGCTGTTAATGCCGTCGATTATCCAGTTGACCGCACTTTCAATAGCACTGGTCATTTTGTTTACTGCACCGATAATTAGGTTTATAGGTGCTTTCACAACGCTGTAAAGCGTATCCCACACGCCTTTAAAGATCTTCTTTACACCCTGCCAAGCCTTCTTCCAGCTACCTGTGAAAATGCTCTTGACGAACATTATAATGCCGTTGAGAATGGTCTTTACGCCTCCGAAAGCGTCTGAAAAGGTCTTTTTGAACCACTTGCCTATGCCCTTGAAAACGCCCTTGACAGCATTAAGAAGCTTCGTGAATATCTCTTTTATCTTTGCAATACCCTCAGATACGGCATTGTACAGACCTTGTATAATATATCCGCCCATTTCAGCCATTACCTTGCTAGGGCTGTGAATACCAAAACAGTTCTTGAAGCCCTCAATAAATGGTGTAAGAACATGGTCATAAAGCCAAGTGCCTATACCCTTGAAAGCGTCAACAATACCTGTGAAAAGTCCCTCAACGATATTTCCACCACAGTCCTGTATTTTCTCTGTAAAGTAGTCACGGATACTGAAAACAGCGTCCTTGATAAAGCCCCACAGCACCGATACCGCACCGCCTATAGCTGAGCCTATCGCCTTGAAAAGCTTTGTGGCAATGCCGCTCCAATCTATTGTAGAAATGAACGTCCACAGCTTTTCACCTATGCCCTGCCAATTCACAGTTTGCAGGAAGTTTATTGCCGTATCAAGCAGACCTTTCACGCCCTCAGAGATAGTCGTTCCTGCCTTGCCCCAATCAATCTCATCAAACCAGCCGTTCACAGAAGTGCCTATGGACGAGCCAAAGCCCGACCAATCAAAGGTGGTAACGAACGAATAAAGATAGTCGATGATAGCTTGCCATTTTGAAGCAAGGGTCTTGCCGATAAGCGACCAATTCGTTTTCTTTATACCGCCGTTAAGAAAATTAGCCGTACCCTTGCCGAAGCCTGCCCAATCGAACTTCTTCATAAAGCGGTATCCTGCGCCAAAAATTGTGTTTATGCCTCCGCCGAAGCTGTCACCAAGTCCTGTCCAATCAACGCCGTTTATAAAGCTGTTCAGACCGTCTGTAAGCTTATCCACAAAGCTATTCAGCTTTTTCTGAATACCGTCCCAGTTGATGTATGCGAAAGCTCCGTTGACCTTTTCAGCCACAAGAGAGCCAACTCCTGCCCAATCGCCCGACTTAATGGCGTCTTTCATACGCTCCGCCCAATCAGGAAGCTGAACGTTGTCGCCGTTTATGGCTGAGTAATCAATGCCGCCCTCTGAACTGTCTGTATCGGACTTGCTCTGATCCGGTGCAACTCTTACAACGTCAAAGTCTGCAAGGTAAGTGTCCTGAGTTTTCTTTATCTTCTCCGCTGACTTCTGAGCCTGCTTTGTCGCCTGCAAGGACTTCTGATAGGTGGTGCCGAAAAGCTCAGAGATAAACGCCGCCACAGTTTTTGTCGCCGTCGCTACGCCCGTCATAAGCGTATTGAGATACGGCATTACTGTGTTCATTATCGGTGTGAAAGCTATGGTGAGGTTTGCTTTTATTTCGTTTAAGGACTTGGCAAATTCTTCGTTGCCTGAAACAGCGTTTGCAACAGCGGAACGTATTCCTTTCAGCAAAACAAGCACGCCTGCCATTAAGCACACTCTTTTTGCCGCAGATTTGAGCGAATGTGTAAACTTGCTCAGCGGTTTTGAAGTGCTGTCGATAGTTGTTTTAAGCCTGCTGAATTTGGATTTAACTGCGTCAACAGCCTTCGAGCCTGCTGAACGCATTGTCTTGAAAGCTCCTCCAAGAGTTGACTTCACCGCCTTGCCTGCAAAGCTTACAGCTGAGCCGATACCGCTTTTTATCCTGCCTGCAACAGTCTTTATTTTCTGCACGGCACTTTCAGCAAAGCCTGCGATAATATCGTCCATTTTTGTTGTCTGCTCTGAAACGCTTTCGGCTGACTTGTTTGCCGTTTCCGCTGCTGTCTGACTTATCTTCGCAGAACTTGATTTAGTCTTGTCCTGCATTTTCTGAACTATCTTATCCGTTAGTTCATTGACCTCAGCTTCGACCTTTGTAGTGTCATACTCAGGGTCATAGTTCACCTGAACAGTTTTAGGCTTGATATTATCTGTCTGCCCTGCCGCTTCCTGCGCTTTTTTGCCCAGCTTATCATACTCAGCCATTGCCTTTTCAACAGCCTCCTGCATACTCTTCTGAGCGATCTCCGAAGCACTGCCAAAGCCCTCGTCTATGGCTTTAGTGGTCTTATCCATAGCGTTCTCAACGGCTTTCTCAGCCTGCTCTACTGGCTTTGAAAAGCTGTTCTGTATGCTTGCAGATATCCTGTCGAGTTGTTCCTGCACCTTGTTTTTTATCACAAGGTCAAGAGATATAACACCAACGCTTGCTCCGTCTGCCACTACTTATCACCTGCCTTTCCGAACATTTCCTTGAACAGCCTTTCAAAGTATCTCGCAGTTTCAAGCTTGTCCTGCTCTGTGAACGTTTCCTTTGCTTTCTGGTTTCTGAATGCCGTCCACTCTGAGCGTATCTGCTTTTCATATCTGTCGAAATTCTTTATGATATCCTTGTTGTCCTCGCTCCTGATACGAACTATCTGACCCAGCGGCGTATCGTGCATAAGCCCTGCAACGAGCCTGTACCAATCGCTGTAATGCAAATTTTCCTGCTCTGAGGGCAGGATATTGTACTGCTTTGCAATGGACTGTATGATAAGCTCTCGGTCATAGTCAAGATCGTACCAGCTTTCTTCAAGCTTACTCTGCGTTTTCCTGCGGAAATCGAGCCTCTGTCTTTTCTGCGTCCTCGCCTGTCACCGCTGAGATAACAAGGGTGAAAAGCTGCTGATATGCCGCCCAAGGCATATTCATTGCCTCTATCTCCTTGTAGTCTTTTGGTGCGAACGCAAGCTTGAAAACCTCGTCTATCATATCAAGGTCTTTCTTCTCTGCGTTCTTGTCGCAGATATCAAGTATCTTCTTGACAGTTTTCTGCCTGTCGTCCACAGGGTAGACCTTGTCGCCTACTCTTATCTCAGGTGTACCTGTAAGAAGCTTGCTGTCGAGTGTATACATCTTTGCCATAGTTATTATCCTTTCTGCTTTTTGTGCATAATAAAAGCACCCCGATCTCTCGAAGTGCTTGACTTTGATATTTTGTTGTGATATAATATAAACAAGGAAGGGTACTGCATACAGCCTTACGGCTTGCGGTTCTCCCTCGATGATATGTTACAAAAATAACCGTCACATCTTGGTAGGAGGGCGGTTATTTTTTATTCTTATTATTGCCTGCAAGGTTGATTATGTTAATTAAAACGTTTATCAACGTAAGTATTTCAAGAATACTCATGCCGCTCACCCCCATTTCTGAGGGAAAGAACTGAACCGCCTACCGTTATATGCAGCACCCGAAGATATTATATCACGGGTGCTTTATTTTGTCAAATCATGTTTTATCCTGCCTCTGTAAACTCAGGCTTGCCGTCGGAAGCAAAGTCGAACGCAAGCGGTGCAACTGCTGTCGAATCTCCGCCGCCCCATTCTGTTACGCTGACAACGCCCTTGATAACAAGCTTTGCTCCGCTTGGGAAGTTCCACACAAGGGTTGTGGTCGCCGCAGCACCTGTTTTGAGTGCAAGGCTCTCGATGTAGTCATTGCCTGCGTCACCGACGTTTCTCTTGCCTGAGATACTGATAGTGATAGACTTACCAGTGAGCAGACGTCTTGTCCAGCCCTGCTGATCAAAAGGCTTCCACTCCTCGATATTGCCGTCAATGGATACTGAAAAGCTCTCCATATCGGCAATAGTCACAAGATTGCTCTCTGTCGAGCCGTCGCCGCCTGTCTTGTCTATCTTGAACTGGTTTTCATATACGGGATAAACTCCTGTTGTGTTTGCCATACTCATTCATTCCTTTCGTAATATACTGTTGCCTCGATAACATATTCACACACGCCTCGCTCGTCCCTGCCAACAGAAACAGGCTCTTTGCATTCGAGATACTTTACCGTAAATCCGTCACCCTTATACTGACGGATATCGGATAGGATATCAAGAACGCTCTGAGCCTTTATCTCTGCCTGCGTGGGGTTATCAGTCCAATGAATAAGCACCGAGATATGTTTTTCAAGTGTTTTTGTGCAGGCTTTTCCGCCTATGCAGATACGCTGTGGCTTTGAGGTCTTTGCGTTGTACACGCCTACGCACTTGTCAAGGGTGCCGTCAATAGTGCCTGCATACACGTCCTGCAAGTCAAGGATATCGCTCAGCATATCCGCTATGTTAAGTAAAGTCATACGCCTGTCCTCTTTTTGAACTCTGTCACAAACTCATTCTTGGCAAGGTCCTTTTTACTGCCTGTGATATATGGTTCAAGCCAAGCCGCACCTGCGTTAGGGTTATTGCCTTTCTGAAAATGATACTCAGGGTGATAGTACAAACGTCTTGCCTGCGGAGAGCCTGTCACAAGACTTGCACCGCTTTCGTCAGCGTGGACAAAGGTCTGATTATTCTGCATATCGCCTGTATCGAACGGCATTGTCTGAGCACTTACAAGGTCTGCCCTCACCTGCTCCATAGCCACCTCAGCGGACTTCACAGCGGCGTCCTCGATAGCTTTTATTGCCTGCACATCAAGCTTTATTTCAATGCCCATTATATCAGCTCCAATCTTGTGTAATTCACCCTGCCGTCAGGGTCTTTGGCTTTCTCAGAGCCATATATCTTGTACGTCCTGCCGCCTATGACCGCATAGCCCTCTATAATAGCGTTATCAGGGGCTATATCTCCGCAGAAAAGAGCCTCGCCTGACAAGGTTATAAGCTGTTTCTCTGCGGATAATTTCTGCCTTGACTTCTCAGAGTGAAAGCATTTGCCCTCAAATATGACCGTCTGCTTCTTTGAGCCGTCACGATTAAGTCCGTCCGTTCGATAGACCTTGCAGGGCGTTTTGCATACCCTTTCAGGTACAAGCTGAGGAAACTTCATCACATCAGCCCCCTGTAACATAGTCCTGTCTGCATAAGCACATTGTAGACCTGACGTGTTGTGATAACGCCGTCAAGAGATACCACCTTTGACTTATCGAATGACATTGAAACTCCGCTTATGCTGTAAGCGCTCAGAGGACTTTCTAACAGCTCCGAATTGTCATAGATGAATTTCATCTGCAAGGCTGTGGAACGCTTTATACGCTCTCTCTGAAAGTCTGTGAAGCTGTCAATGCCCTCTGCTGTTATGCGGTTGAAAGTCAGCGTGTCGATATCGCTTTCTGCTCTTTGCCGAATAGCCGAGAACTGTTCTTCGGAGATATCACACTCAGGACAGATATTGCAAAACTCAGTAGAGGTGAGGTACATATCCCTCACCCCTTACTCGCTGTACTCTGCTGTGTCAACGTCAGCGTAAATGCTGTCTATCTTTCCGCCCTTGCCGTTCGGGAAAGTGAAAACATCTGAGAACGCTCTGTTCTGATAGAGCCAGCCGTCACCCTCTGTGTGTCCGCCCGGAGCAAAGCTGTAAATGCTGTTGATCTTAGGCACTATCTTTGTGGTCTCAGGTGTTGCGATAAGCACGTTTATCTTATGCGAACCTGCGACCTTCTCATAGTATGTATCAAGTGCAGACTTGCTAGGTGTGCCTGATACCTTAGTGTAAGAGCCGCTTGATTCGGTGTAATACTCCTTGCCGCTCACGATATCGGTATCAGCGGTCTTTACATAGCTTGCAGCGCAAGGCTCAAAGCCGCCGTCCTCAGGGTCAAAGTTGAAGCGGTCATAGAAACGCTCATCATCAATGACCTCCATAATAGGCACACCGTCAATGTCGGTCACTCTTGTTCTAAGGCCAAGACCTCCCTCTGCGATCTGTGTCATTTCGATTTTTCTCGTAAACTTGTCAGACTGCTCAAGCAGGTCCATAATTGTGGAAGTCACATACATAATGAGCGAGCCGTTAGACTTGTATCTTCTCAGTTTGCCTGCTGAAAGAAAGCCTTTGAGCTTATCGAACACGTTACCCTTTGTGTATGATGAAGCGGCTGTTGATGAGTGATAGCCCTCAAGCTCTGCCGCTCTCTGAGCTGTCTTTGAGAAGAACAGAGCGTCCGTTTCGGGAGCAGACTGTGTTTTCTCGAATACCTCTGAGATATTCTTGATAGACGCTGATGAGTTCGTTTCGTCAACGTCAGCCTTATCCACAAGGAACTCAACGTCACGGTCGTGTGTGAGTGTGAAAGGCACGTCCGTCTGAACATACTTACCTGTGTTCCAGCCGCCGTTTCTGTTGTGGCTCTTGTAGCCTGATGTTGACATCTGTGTGAAGTGGAAAGTCTTTGCGTCAAGCCACCTTACGTTCTGTGTGATGAACGGACTTGACAGTGTTTCCTGGATCCTTATCTCCAAGAGTTCGGGATTCCATACTTCTGCATAATTAAGATTTGGCATGATTCATTCCTCCTGTTTTTACTTGAATTTGTTCCAGCGTTTCTGCGCTGTTGGTTTGCTCTGTGGCTTCTTTTCATCAGTATCCGAAGATCCTGCACCGACCTTGAAGCCGCCCTGCTTTTTGCCGTCGGACTTTTTGCCGCCCTCGCCTTTCATATCTGGATACTTCTTCACCACCGCAGAAAGGGCGGCGTTGATATCCTGCTGACTGCCGTTTCTCACATAGCTTTCAGCCACCGCAACGGCGTCCTCGATACAGTCGGGCTTGATACCAAGCTGCATAGCGGCTATCTGAGTTTTGAGCCTGAGTATCTCCTGATCCTTTTCATCAGGTGCGTTCTCGGCACTGTCCTGCTTGTCGGGCTTATCCTCGTTTGGCTGTTCCTGCTTATCTTCTGCAGGCTTATCAGCACCCTCACCGTTCTCGTCAGCCTGACTATCGTCCACCGCAGGCTGTTCCTTGTCGGCAGAGTTCTCATCTGCCTTGTCCGCAGGCTTTTCCTCAGCCTTTGGCTCGTCCTTTTTCTCCTCGTGAGTATCGGGAGTTTTCTTCTCCTCCTCATCAGGGAGTTTCTTTTTCTCGTCCATTTTCTGACCTCGCTTTCTTAAATTTGTGTATGAAAAAAGCACCCGTTAAGGTGCTTAGTTCCGATGTTTGATTAGTCCATTGTCTGCCAATCTTCCGACAGCATATCTGCTTGACTTGCAAGCCAGCCAAGTTGTACGCCAGAAGTTCCCACAAACGCTAATGCTTTATTGCCCATATCCTTATGGTTTACATTTGTCACAGTACCATTAGGTGATTTATAACTAACATTAGTGGCAAGCTCAACATACTGTCCTTTGCCGTTCCAGCCTTTTCTTGCTATTTTCTTACCTCTCTTTGCTTCTTCGATCGCCTGTCCGAAATTCATATTTATCCGTCCTTTCTGATTTTGGGTATAAAAATACCGCCTCGCCGTAGCGGAGCGGTTAGATTTATAACTGACCGATATAATCCAAAATACTTTCGCACATCAAGCCTTCTTCATTTGGATTATAATTTTCATCCAAACAGTTCAAAGTCAGGTAATCACCAACTTTATCTTCTATGACATCAAGTTCATCATTTGGGTCAATACCAATAGAAACAAGAAACTCTTTTTGTTTTTCTGACATTATAATCACTTCCTTTTGTACTTGTTGATTTTGTTCTTGCCTGTTTTCCATATAGTTGCGATAGTTCCAGTTTGGGGATTTACATTAACAGTTGCTTTCTCACCAATAAATCGTTGGCTTGGTCTGCCCAAACTATCAATTTTAATTTCATCAATATACAGCGGGTTTATAAGTGCATCTTTTATATCATTTACAGAAACCTTTCTTTCGGAAGCTCGCTCTTCCATATGTTTTGAAAATTTCGTTACACCAATTCCGTTAGATGTTGTTAATTCAATTTTATCATCTTTTTCCTTTTCTGTCAAGCCGCCATACACTTTCTCCCTAGAATAATCCCTCCGCAGAACTTCGCTGTTAGCGTTTATAAAGGCTTTCAATTCCTGCTGTGCCTGCCTTACTTTCTTGCGGTAGGCTTTTGCTGTGTCGGGGTCGAGAGTGCCTGCCGCAAAGCGTTTTAGCTTGCGGACTTTCCGCTCCATTGCACGCTGTTTCTGCTCAAGCTCTCGCTGCTCTTTTATCTTCTCCGCCGGTATCGGCTCAGGTATCTGCGTTCTGCCGTGTATATACTGCGTCATAGTGTGACGGCAATTCGGGTGAAATAGCCCGTTCTTTACGGCATACGACAGCAGCCAAAACCACTCACCGCAGTAATTTGACTTGCCTTGAAACTCGTCCTTTTCCCCCTCCCATACCGTGAACACATCATCAATGTATACTTGACCTTGCCAGGGCTCACAGGTCTTTGAACAGCCGCCATACTGCGACACAAGCACCGTATCATACCCAAGCTCTGCAAAGCGTTTCGCCGCACCCTGCAATGCCGCCCTTGTGGAAGTTGTCCGCAGAGCCATTCGCACATAGTCGGCAATGTTCACTCGCTTGCCGTCAGCGTATACGATACAGTTTATGCCCTTGTCGAGGAAGTCCCTTGTGGCAAGGTCGATAGCCTCGTTAAGCGTCATAGAGCCTGTTCCCATTGCAAGCTGTACCCTATTCAAAGTCTGCCTGTAAATATCGTCTGTCATTCGCAGAGCGGCTGTTTCAGCGGTCTTTTCAAGGGTGGTGACGTCTTCCATAAGCTTTGCCATTTTCTTTTCGTTCACGCCAAAGAAATGCTTGTCGGGGATAGGTGTTATAGGCTCGTCAGAAAGCTCCTGGGTGCTCCTTTGTGCCTGCTGTTGACCCTCTTGAAACTGCTCCGTCATAAGCTGTCTTGTCTGATCGTCGATAACGTCAACGTACTCGTTCATAATGTCGAGGTTTTCACGGCGGAAGTTCTCCATATTTTTCAGTTTCTCAGCCTGCCAAGCAGACCATTCAAAGCCGTAACGCTGTTCCTCCGCCTTGTGCCTTTTGAGATTGCGTTTCAACGAAGATATGAGCCTTAGCTCTATCTCCTCAAATATCTTTGCGATGTCTTTGAAGCTGAGAATACTGACCACCTCCAAGTAGTTGATAGCAACAGGGGTTAAACAAATTCAAATGTACGGAAACTATAATGCCCCGTCCGGGCGAGGACCGTACTCATCACCTACCGCAGTTGGCTCACCCTCAGTAAGCCCCTTTTCCTGCATTATCCGCTTGACCTCTGCGGCTTTCCAATCGTCCTCTTTAGAACTGCCCCACAGCTCCTCCACCTGCGTTTCAACTGACATAATACCATACGTGCTTGCTTTGCCCACAGTTTCAACTCTGCTGTCAAAGTCAGGTGCGCCGTACTCGCCAAAGTCAACTGTCACCTCATAAGTCTCAGGGGCTTTGCCCTGCATATTGTCATAGGTCATAAGCACCGCAGAAACAAGCTGTGGCAGAGCCTTTTCAAGAGCCGTTGTGATAGTGTTTCGGGTGTTGCCTGTGACGTCTTTCTTCTCTCGTTGAGCGTCTGCACTTGACATCTTGCCCACATCTATGCCAAGCGTGGCAGGAGATACAAGCCCTTGCAGACACATAAGCAGGCAATTCGTATAGCTTGCCACAAACGCCTCATACTTGATATCAGGCTGAACTACTTCTATCTTAGGCGCTGCACCCTCTGCCGAAAGCGGTGGGTCAATGCTTATGTAACTGTTGCCGAACTGGTTAGGCGCTTTAAGCTTACCGCTTGCAGGATCTCTAGGTATCATGCTTTCGGGGATATATTGCTTTACCCTGCCTGCTCTGATAGCGTCCCACCATTGTGAGATGACCTCGTCTAAAGCGTCAAAGCAATCAGACTTACCGCCGTCAAAAATGCTCTTGCCCCTGTTCGGATACTTTCGTGATGAAAAGAATTTCAACGGCACAGCCATTATATACTCGCCCTCAAACTCAGTTCGGGGCGGTATCTGTGCAAGGCAAGGCACGTTGTCCAAACCGACCTCGTGACCGTTATCGTCATACAGACGGCTTTCTATGTATCCCTTGCCGTAATGCTCTTCAAGGTGAAATTTCTTTGAGCCTGCATAATGCACAGAATGAAAAACGACCTCGTTCAGCAGACCTCGTACAAAGTTATACTCCACTTTGTCAGCACCGATAAACTCGACTATTGGCGTATCAGAAAGCTCAGTATCCACCGATATTTTGAAAGCTCCGTCGCCGTCAACAAGTGCGGTAACTATCGCCTTGCCTGTCAGCTCTGTGAAGTCTATATGCTCGGAAATATTATCAAAATCAGCCTTTGCTTTGTCCCCTGTGACCTTGATATCGTCCATATCAGAATAGACAATGTATGAAAGCGTATCGGCGATTATTGCAGGCAGACCGCTATGTATCTTGCGTATCTTTTCTTTCTCAGGGACGCTGCTCCAGAATGAATTTGTGCCTAAGTTAAGCTGACGAAAGAACTGTGAAAGCTCTGCGGCGTCACCACGATACCAAAGCTGTGACCTTATCACATCGGTCATAAAACCTGTTTTCTCTGTGATAGTTATACTGTATTCGGGTGCAGGCTGGATATCAAGCCAGTTTCTTATCATATTTTTCACCTTGCTTCCTATGCTGAATTTAATCAATCTTCACACTTCCTATCTTGTCACGATACGGCAGCCAAGCATACTGACAGGAATTGATAAGGTGGTCGTTGCCGTCCTCCGGCTCAGCCTTATCCTCTTTCCAACTGTATATGTTAAGCTCGCCTGCGTACTCCTTGCAATGCTCAAGGATATAAAAATCACCTGCCGCCAGCCAAGCTGACTGCAAGTGTATTCGGTCGATTATTTTCGTTTTCTTGAATGCCGGGATAAAATTATATATGCTGCCTGTGAGCCGCCCGAACTTCTGACATTCAAGTATGGTCGCCTGATCTGCGCTGTCGATATACACATCTCGTGCAAAGCCCCACGTTCTGCGGTTTTTCTCCAAGAACGCCGTGAATATTTTCGGTATGTCGGAGGGCGTGAGAGGCACTTGTCTGTCACGATTGTTATACACTTCCTCGTCAAGAGTGATGCACTTTCTGTCAGCCGTTATGCCCACAAAGGTGAACGCTATGGTATCAGGTGAGGATTGCGAGTAAGCGGTGTCAAGCCCGGCTGAGAAGTACACATAATTGAAAGCTTTCGCCTGCTCCGCTGTCAAGATATTTCGCTTTTGCAGGTCAAACACAAGCCCTGTTGCACGTCCTCTCAGACCGAGTATCTTGTTCTTATACAGCTTTGTGCCTTTCGGAGCGGCAGCCATTTTCCGTTTGATATCCTCATCAGTAAGTGAAAGATTATCACGAAAAGTAAAGAACCAGTACCGCCAATTGGGTACAGGTTCTTCTGTAAGCTCTTTCATTATCTCCGCAGGCACGTCACAGGCGTATTTCTGATACGGACGTGAGCGGTTGACAAACTCTTTGTACACAGGTAGCGAGGGGTCGTCAGGGTTAAGGGTCGCCATAAGGTAATCGTTACGGGTTGACATCTCACGGACAAACTCGATATCAGCGGTGTTTATCTCGTCGATATAAACGCAGCCGAACTGAGCGCCCAGCACCATTTCCCACTTATCCTTGTTATCATATCCCAGAACATAGATTATCTTGCCCTCAAACTTGATATGCGGCAGTTTGTAGTCCTTATCACCGTTGCCGAAGTACCGAGCATTGGTGTGCAGGTCAAGAATGCCGTTATCCTGCTGAATGATAGTTTCCTCAGCCTTTCCCGTAGTCTTAGCGGCAATGACGTGAAGCTTTTTCCTGCTTGCCGACACCATACGCATGAACTTTATGCCTGCGCCCACAGTTGTTTTGCCGCTTGCGGTAGTCCCCTCAAGGAAGTCCGCAGACACACCCCGAACGCTGTTGATGAAGTCCATATACTTCTGTGACAGGGGAAACTTACTCGTCAAGCCCCTCACCGCCTATCTGAGCGAAAACGTCTGAAAGCTTTTCAGAGGTCTTGACCTCCGCCTGTATCTTAGCCACATACTCTCCTGTCATTTTATTGAGGGTATCGACGGCTCTGATACGGTCAGCAGGGTCATTCTTGCCGTCCTTAGCGATATCAGACAAGAGTGCCTGCCTCTCCTTTGCGGTCATTATACGCTCGTCCTGAGCTTTCTCGGACAGCACACGGATATACTCCGCAACACTAGGATTATCTAGGATTTTGCAGGCGTCAGCTTTCGCATACTTCTCGCTGTATCCTGCCTTTATAGCACTCTGAACGGTGTTGCCGCTCTGAGCATAGTATTCTGCAAATTTCTTTTGCCGTGCTGTCATGAGGGCACCGTCCTTTCTTTAGGGGATAATAAAAGAGAGCACAAATCTGTACTCTCTTATTGAAAACATTCTCTTTAGTTACTCAATTTCTTGAATGTATAATTCTAGCATACATGGAATACAAGGTTGAAATACTCTTTTGGTTACCCTATAAGTTTTTCCGTTCATCATTGAGATATGGGTTGCAGAATTATACATATTAATTTTGCAATCATCCTCTCCGAATATTAAATCTTCAAAAAATCCATAATCCAAAGATGTACAGTCTTCATCTCCTGCACGGTATGAATAATCTTTAAGTTTAAGTTCATTGCCATTAACATCATAAGGATGCATGAATATTCGAATTGACTTATTTTCCATTTTATCACCCCCGTTGCGTACATAATACCACAAAAAATTAATCAAATCAAGTTTTTAATTCTAAGTTCTCTACATTGCATAAAACACATTTGTATTTTTTATGCAGTATATCAAAAATTCGACATTTATGAACTTTTTACGACACAACGCAAAAGCGACCGCAAAATGCAGCCGCTATGTTATTTCTTTCCAAGCTTTATGAGCTTGTCGTTTGCTGTTGTCTTACCTCGCAATACGAGTCCATCTTTACCGATCGTGCCGTGATGAGTCTTCGTTCTTTGATAAATATCATTTTTATCTGCTGATTGCATTCTGCCGCCATGAACTTTTTGAACAGTGGTTGCTCTTGAGTATTCAAACGAGATAGAACCGTCACCCTGCTTTTTAAAAACAGGTTTTGAATATCCATTTTTTTTAGCAACATTTTCGAAACGTTTCATAACTGTTCGTTGCTCTGACGTTGTACCACTAGCAACACCTATTCCGCTCGAACTTCCTCTACCACCCATTTATCCTGGCTCCTTTCCATTTATCCTGAAACGCTTTTATGTGTACAATATTCCCCTTGCATTCGTCTGGAACATTGCCGTAAAACAATATAGTTTCCGGTCTAAGTTTTTCGCACATAACCTCATAACCTGATATGAATGCGGCTTTTGCAGCATTGTCATTCTGTGTTCCTATAGATGATACTGCCACCGTGCCACCCTTAGGTTCTCCGTCAAAACACCATTTGAATGACTTTTCGTCGCTCCAACATATAGTTGGAATAACTTCAATTCCGTTATCTTCCCAAAACGCACCGAGCCAATGCTTGCGGTAATGATTGTATATCTGCATTGCTGTCGGAAAATCAGCATATAGTGAAAAATCAGGAGTAAGGACACATCTGAAACCTTTGAGAATATCAAGATAGGCGGTCGGATTGTTCCAAAGCCTGAGAAATTGATAATCATCAAGAAAGAAATGTACTCCCTTATTCTGCCTGTTCTTTGTCGTCTTTGCATAATTAAAGCCAATAAGTTCAGGAAAATCTGTAATCTTTGAGCCTGTCAGCTGAGGTATATCATATTTACCTGCACCAGCATAAAAGCCGTGCTGTAAATTTTCATAGCGTTGTTTATTATTCAATTCAGCACCGCCTTTTTTTGTTTTCCAACGCAAAAAGCACCCCATAGGAGTGCCTCTTGTGAAAATATTTTAAGGAGTTTTGTAAATGGTGGAGCAGATCTTAGCGGTGGCTCGCTCTCGACCTGCATAGCCCCTTACGGGGCTTAGAAAATTGGAGGTGACTTCAATGAAAGTACAAGTCTGAGGTACATCTACACTTTCCTCAGTTTAAATTATAACATAGTGAAAAGTCACAAACGTCACATTTATCATGTTTTTTGCAAATATCTTTGGATACGCATTTTGATACAGCTCTCTGACATTCTCCCACCGCTCACCTGCATAGCTATCTGCAAGTACGTCTTACCCTTGATGAATTTCAGCACGAACATTCGCCGTGTCTGACAGTCCTCTATCCCCTTGATAAACTCCTCCACAGCCCTCTGCTCACGCTCTAGCCGTGCCTGTTCGCACAGCAGTGAAAGTGTATCGCCACTTGGCAGAAAGCCGTCTATGCGTGTGCTGTGTGGCGTGAAGGACGGCGGAGTGCATACGCTGATACTGTCGGCAACGTACTTGCCAGAAAGCTCTGCCTTGATGTCCTCAATGGCTGAGGCGTTCCTGCGGTAGGCTTTCAGGCGTGACATGGTCATTGGGTCGTTTCTTTCCATAGGCTATCCCTCCTCGATATCCAACAAGCTAAGCTGGTTATTTTTCATGTCAAATACTCTGTCACGCCATTCAACGCCGATATAGTCAAGAACTCTTCCCCAGCCGTACTTTGTGCCGTCAGCATCTTCACAACACTTGTTCATCCAGAAATCCCACTCTTTTTCATTTCTTTCACGAAGCCTGTCAAATCGGTGAGGACGCTGTTCCATATGTATGCCGAAACCGCACATTGAACAGCCTGTACGCTGAGCCTTTGTTGTGCAAAGCTTTCCGTCAAAGTCACGTTTTATCTCGCCATAGATTGTAGGCACAGGCACATTCAGGTCAAGTGCAAGTTGTAGCAAGTCCTGCCTTGTAAATATGGCAAATGGCGCTGAACGTATCGTGCTTTTGCCAAAGTAATTGCAGCCGTTAAGCATTAGCGATTTTTCACGTCTGCCGCCCTCACTTGCCATAAGTCCTAAGAACGGCACGCTCTTGTGTTGCTTTGCCCAATCATCACACGGTTTTTCTTTCATCCAGAAACAGCATTGTGATGATACCTTAAACGGCGGTATCTTGTAGTCAACGCCCTCGTTTTCATTTTCGTAACCGCCAAACAGTTCAAGCCAGCGCCGAGAAAGCTGCATTCTTGTATGCTTGCGAAAACCGCCATACTCTCCCGTTTCACCCGTTATGATAGCGTGACGAACTGTCTTGTTCTTGTCCGTAGGGTGTGCAAGCAGTTCTATTTTTGCGGCTGTTTCTTTTGATAGTACAGGAAAACCATATTCCCGTATGATATCTATTTTTGACTTGTATGGGCTTAACTTTATCACACCAAGTTGCTCGTGTATCTGCTGAATAGATTTGTCTTCAAGACTAGATACCGATACACCTGGAACATAACTGAAACCACAGTAATCATGTATAAATTTCAAAAGCGTTATGCTGTCAAGTCCGCCTACCGATATGTGCGTATTCAGATTTCTTTTGTCACATTCACGAATGAACTCCCTTACTCTGACCTCAGCGTATTTGACCTTGAACTCATACGGCATTTTCTGCTTAGTTTGGAAAGCTGTTATCTTCTGTTCATTGTCTTTGGTACGCTCCTCATAGCTTTTCACTTTTATCCCTCCTCAAATCTCGGACATTCCGTTACTGTACACGAGTGTATCATACCGCCCTTTTGAGCCTCGTACATTCTGTGCTGACACGTCCTCCAACCCTCAACCGGACTGCGGTCTATGGACCATGCACATCCTGTGAGGTATTCTCCTGTTATCTTATCCTTTGTCGGTACTGCGTGGCGGCAGTGCCAGCATAGGGTGTGGTCAGTGTGTTTCATTCTCACACCTCAACTCTTCCAGCCTACAATACACCAACGTATTGCCACAAGTCTTGTCAGCGATCTCCGCCTGATAGAAGAACTGACCTGTCTTACTGCTCTTGCGGATAATGCACCCTGTCAGTTCGTAGCAATCAGAACCGTTGTAGCTCACCCTGCGTCCGAGACTCTTCTTTACTTCGTGTATCGTCATAGCTCCTCTATCCTCACATAAATGCCAGGTATGTCCGCCCAAAACTTCTCGCATATCTCACTCGCCACAAGCTGGTCGTCAGTCCAAAAGCCGCATAGTGTCATACAGTCCTTGAACATCTTCTGCAGGTTGTCTGTGTCGGGCTTGCTGATCTTGTACTCTCCGTCCTTGTGCTTGCCGTCATTAGGAAACAGCCACTTTGTTATCAGCCGTACGCCCTCACGGTATGGAGTGTTAAGGCTATACTTAGAAAGATTTGCTATTAGCTTTTCTTTTGCCGCCTTGACATCGGGTGGATCATAAAATATTGGCTTGCCGTTTCTTACCGCCACCTTGTGTTCCTGTGCTGTAGCCGTCGGCGGTATCATCGCCATAAAAAATTCAGTCATCATCTTCCTCCTCGCATTTGAAATCTACTCCGTGCCACTTGTGTGACTTGTCATCATACACCAATGCTCCCGACTGTTTGACCATATCCCAAATGTATTTGAGTACCTGCGGCTGTTTCACGAGCCACCAAAGCGTGCGTGATTTTCGATAGTCGAAATCTTCATTAGGCAGCTTATGAAAAAGCGGTGGCATTTTCTTAGCTGCATTAACAACGTCTTGCCTTGCCTTACTTCTTGTTGCTTTCATCTGCGTGTGCTCCTCTCGTGCGTCATTATTCTGATTACTTTTTCGTCGGGGCAGTTTCAAGCCCCCGACAAAAAGTATTGTTTATAATAATAGATTTGTCTGTCCGTCCGACAAACTCGGTAATTTTCGATATTGTCCGACAAGAAAAAAGTTCGATTTTGTCCTGACACTTTTTCGATTTTTTCCTGTCTGTCTAAAGTTCAAAAATTCGATTTTGTCTTGTCTGTCTACTGAGCTTTTAAGCCGCATTCTCCCTCTTCTATCCAAAAGCCACCATGCTCTTTGAGGTATCTTCCAACGGTCTTTTCACTCTTTCCTATGTACTCCGCCAGCTCAGAAATGCGGCACTTGCCGTTCTCCTGCACACCGCTGAAAGCTGTTTCAATGCTCTCCTTGCGCTCCTTGCTGCGGTCTTCATTGGTCTTCTTCTTGCTGAAATTCTTTTTCCAATTCGGTGAGATGTCCTCTACCTCGCAGTCTTTAAGCACGCCCACAGTATCCTCTCTGTGAACAGGATAATCAAACCACATATTGAGTGGAGCAAATTTCGGGAACTCTCTCAGAGTACCCTCTATACGCCATGCCGTGCGGTTTCTTACTGCAAGCTTAGCCTTGTCTATGTCGGCCATCATAAGCTTGTATGAGTTCGGGTGCAGGTACTTGTGCGTTATCTCAAGCATTTTTGACGGCGTAACAAGATCGTCCTGTGAACAAAGGTCATCAGTATTTCTGTAAAATCTCCTCATCCAGTTCTCACAGATATGGCAAACAGCTTCGTCCTCCTGCTGCTTGTAAAGGCTGTCTGAAATGTCAAGCTCTGAAAGGTCAAGAAGTGCGTCAGGGTCTCTTGCAAACACGCCCGAACCGCTGGCTCTGTCCATTGAACGCTTACCGCCCTGCGCTCCCTTTGAGTGGTGGTGGCAGTATATGACCGCACAGCCAAGCTCTGTGCATACCTTGTCAAACTGGTTGCAGAAGTGCGCCATTTGGTCTGCTGAGTTCTCGTCGCCTGTTATGACCTTGTAGATAGGGTCTATTATCACGGCAATGTAATTCTTCTTGCTTGCTCGGCGTATAAGCTTTGGTGCAAGCTTGTCCATTGGTACGCTGTGACCTCGCAAGTTCCATATGTCTATGCTACTGAGGTTATCAGGTTCTAGGTGCATTGCGGTGTACACGTCCTTGAAACGGTGCAGGCAAGATGCTCTGTCAAGCTCTAGGTTGACGTATAGTATCTTTCCTTTGGTGCATTGCCAGCCAAACCACTTGACACCCTCAGCTATCGCCACGCACATCTCGATAAGTGCATAAGACTTGCCTGCCTTTGACGGACCTGCAATGAGCATTTTGTGACCCTGTCTGAGAACACCGTCAATAAGTGGCGGAGCAAGCTCAGGCAGGTTATCCCACTCAGCACTCAGGCTCTCAGGGTCAGGGAGATCGTCATTGATACTTTCTATGTAATCTTTCCATTCCGAAAAGCTTTCTTTGCCTATATTCTTGTCAATGATGAACTGTTTCTTGCCGTTTCTCATAACGCCTGGCATACGGCTAAGACGTGAGGGATTGCGGTTTTGTTTATCTATGTCAAGACCGCTTTCCTTGCAGACCTTGTAAAGAAAATCAACACGCCTGCGGTATTCATCATAGTTGGGAGCGTCTATCTTGACGATAGCGTGAACGCTCTTTCCACCGCTGTATACAAGCACAGCGATAGGAAGTTCAAGCTCTCTCATCACAGCATTCTGCTGTTCTATAGGCATACTGTCGCTTTCAACAAGAGCATAGCGGTAGTCTGTTACATTCTCGTTCTTTACGCCCTTGCCGTCAAGAGGATTGAAGCGGATCCACGCTCCGGCTTCTTCCTTGTAGTCGCCAAACACCGCACCAATGTCGCCGTTACATTCGCCAAGCCTCTTGATAAGCTCCCCTGCCGTCCTGTCACAGCACCCCTTTGTAGGCAGATACTTGGTCTTGCCGTCCTTTTCTGTTTCCCACGTTTGCGTAACATAGCCCACGTTCTCTCCTGCCTCAAAGAGTGTTTCAAGATATGTGACTATCTCCTTGACAGGATCCCATTGAGCAGGCTCGGTGATCGGTATGCCCTCACCGCCGTTTACAAGGGGACTGCTTTCTTCTGCAACTATCTCGCCGTCCCAATCGTATGCCTTAAACTCATGGGGGCTGTATCCTCTTTCCTTTGCCATTTGCACGATAGTTCCTGCGGTCACAGGCTGAGCATTGCCGTTAAAGCCTTGCCATTTGTGTTCGCACTCTCCGCTGTGATAACGGCTGTCTGACCTCGACCAACTGTCCCAATCGTTCACGGAATAGCCCTCGTGCTTGAGAGCCATTCCCACGTTGACCCATTCTTGATAATCACAGCTTGCAGGGTCTATGTATTCAAGCATTTTAAGCAAATTTGTGTTATCCATTCACTCCTCCTTAGTTCTCAGGTGTGTATGTTTTCGGGTCGACATCTCTCGGCACTCTCCAACCATTGTCAGAGATACGGGCTATCATCCTGCTTGCACTGTCAAAGCTCCAAGAGCCAACGTGCTCAAAGCCCTTGCTTTCAAGCAGCCTTATCTGCTTAGGTGTGGTAAGTCCTGCATTGCGGCGCTTTTCAAGGCGGTCAAGGATAAGCTTTGCCTTGCCTGCGTTGTCTATATCGTCAGGGAAAATGCCCAGCTTTTCAAGCTTTGCTTTCTGCTTGTCGGTAGCAGGAGCAAACTCCCAGCCAAAGGCAGGAACGTAAGAGGACAAGTCCTCAGCCTGTATTGACATTTCATACTGTAAAGGGTCAACGAGCTTTCGCTTGCGTGTTTTCATTTCTTTGAGCTGCTTTGCCAAAGACTCTTCACGCTGTGCCACAACGTCCTCACTTGCCTGTTTTTCTGCCTCTTCGATATCTACTGCACAGCCTGCCTCATTGGCAAGGTTTTCGGTCATTTTCTCGGCGACCTCTTCATTCTGACAGATAAGGTGTGCAGGTCTGCAAAGCTCGTGGCGTTCTGTGTGCCACAGAAAGTCAAGCAGTAAAAGCTCTGTCTTTCCCTCGCAGAGCCTTGTGCCTCTGCCTACCATTTGACAGTAAAGCCCACGCACCTTTGTTGGTCTTAGTACGATAACGCAGTCAACTGACGGACAGTCCCAGCCCTCTGTGAGGAGCATTGAGTTGCACAGCACATTGTATTCGCCCTTGTCGAAAGCTTCAAGTATTTCCGCTCTGTCTGTGCTTTCTCCGTTGACCTCAGCGGCGTTGAAACCCTTGCTGATAAGGATATCACGGAACTTCTGAGAGGTCTTGACAAGCGGCAGGAACACAACTGTCTTGCGTTCCTTACAGTATTTGAGCATTTCATCAGCTATCTGATAAAGATATGGGTCAAGTGCTGTGTCGATATCACTTGCCTTGAAATCTCCTGCCTGAGTTGATACTCCTGAAAGGTCAAGTTTCAGCGGTATGGTTATAGCCTTGATAGGTGAAAGATAGCCCTCTTTGATAGCCTGCGGCAGTGTGTATTCATATGCAAGGCTGTCGAACACCGAGCCTAAGTTTTTCATATCGCCCCTGTCAGGTGTAGCCGTTACACCAAGTACCTGAGCTTCAGGAAAATGGTCAAGCACTCTCTGATAGCCGTCTGAGATAGCGTGATGAGCCTCGTCGATGATAATGGTATCGAAGTATTTTTCCGAAAAGCCTTTGAGCCTTTTCTCACGCATAAGGGTCTGAACTGAGCCTACTACCACACGATACCAAGAGCCTAAACAGCTTTGCTCTGCTTTTTCGGTGGCACAGCCAAGCCCTGTTGACTTCATAAGCTTGTCAGCCGCCTGGTCGAGCAGCTCGCCCCTATGGGCAAGGATAAGCACACGCTTACCCTGCCGCACACATTCTTCCGTAACAGCCGAGAAAAGTATTGTCTTTCCCGTTCCTGTGGGCAGAACTGCAAGGACTTTGTTTATTCCCTCAGACCATTGTTCGAGTATAGCAAGCTTAGCCTCGTTTTGATATGGTCTTAAATTCATCATCAGAACGCACCGGCTTTCCAGCCACCTGTCTGAGCAGGCTGACTATACTGTGGCGTCTGCATCTGAGCAGGCTGAACAGTAGTCACATTCTCGTCATAGGCATAGAGTTTCTTTATCTTGTTGCACTGCCTTTCCTCATCGTCCTTGTTCTTGTAGTTGTCAACGTAGACGTGACACTTGCCCTTTTTGCCTGTGATAGCGTTCCAGTTCATTTTCAGCGGCTCGCCGTGTTTTTTCAGACCGAGAGCCAGGAAAAGTGCTGAGAGTTTCCGCTCAAACTTATTGCAGAGGAAGAAGTTTTCTGTTATCTCCACGCTGTCCTCTGCACCCCAAATGGTGAATGTGACCTTTGCCATATTGCAGGACGGCATTTTTGCCGACCCCTCGTATCTTGTACGCTCAAACTTGCTGACGGTGAAGTCATAGTCCCCCTCAGGGAGCAGGACAAAGTCCCCACCCTCGTTGACTATCTCATCTTCCCAGCCGTATTCTATAAAATTATCCATAGTGTTGTCCTCCTTTTAAAATGGTACTTTCTGATTTTCTCTGATAAGTGGCAGCATTTGCTCCCAAGCACCTATCAGACAGCCCTGCACGAAGTCGTCAGGATAGTTTGTAATAGGGGTATCATAGGGGAAATAGTTTCTCTGAGATACCACAAGACGTATATCCGATTCGCTTACGTTGTTGGCTCTCATAAGGTCTGCAAGCGCTTTCGGTATGCCCTCAGGGATAACGATAGGTGGTGCAACGTCCTCAAAGCCGCTGAGATCAGTAAGAGGTTCTTCTGCCTTTGGTGCAGCTGTCGGCTGAGCCTGCTGCAATGTCACTGCGTTTGATGTCTTATGAGGTGGCTGCGGTGCTGCTTTCGGCTGTGCAAGCTGCTTCTGCACACGTCTTGGCATCGGCACAGGCTGAGGTGTGGGGGCAGGCGTTATGCCGTCAAAGAGGTGAGCTATGCCGCCAAAGTCAAAGGGCATTTCAGGGGGCAGCCCGTCACGATTTTTAGCGTCCCAGCAAGGGTGATGTGTGGTGTACATTACACGGTCACCGCCCTGAGCCTTGAACTTCTTGCCGTCCTTATCCACAGCTACTGCATATGTTTTGTAGTTTGCAAACAACACCATATCTGCCCATTCTTTCACAAGAGGCGATATCTGAGAAGAAGTTTTCTTGCCGAGCTTTAACTCCCAACGGTCATAAGCGCCCAGCTCGTCAGGCTGTTCAAACTTTCTCATCTGAGCGTGAGCCGTAAGCACAACGTTGATACCGCTGTCAACTACCTCCTGCAAGAGATTAAGAAACTTGCCTATCTCCTCTTTCTCGTAGACGTAGCCGTTGCCGTAGCCGAAATCTTCAATGCCTTTCTTCTGATGTGCCGAGCAGATCGTTTCAATGCAAAGCTGTTCAGCCCAATCAAATGTATCAATGACAAGGGTCTTACAGAGCCTGCCGTTCATAGCTTCCTTCACCTCATTTTTGAGCATTTCCCAGCTTGTTGGCTTAGGGAAACGTCTGATGTTCAGCTTCTTTGTACTGCCCTCAGTATCAATAAATACAGGGTCAGGGAACTGAGCCGCAAAGGTGGATTTGCCTATGCCCTCAGGACCATATATCACGACTTTCTGTGCGGAGCTTACAACTCCTGATGTTATCTCATACATTAAAATGCACCTGCTTTCCAAGTTTTCGTTTCTGTGTTTTCTTCTTTTTCGTTGTCCATCGACCTGCCGTCCTCGATAATGATACTGCACTCGTCACCTGTGGAAACTCTAGTGGCAATCGCCTGCAAGCCCTGTTCTTCAAGCCACTTGCCGAAGTCATCAAGGGTGTCGGTATCCATTTGTTCAAGCTTGTCCAGCAGGACAAAACCGCAGTCAGGGTTGAGCTTTCTCACGATAGAGGTAGCGACGATAAGCTGTTCTGCTCCGCTTATACTGTCCCACTTATGCCCGTTATACAGCAGCTCTCCGTCCTCAACTGAAAGCCCCTCAAGGGGCAGGTCGGCACTGCCCAGCAGGTCAGTTTTAGCCTGCCTTACGTCCTCTATCTGCTCAGTGAGATATGTATACTGTGAACGGTAGTCCTCAGCGTCTATCTCAGCTTTCTCCCTGTCGAGGTTTGCTCTTATCTTCTTGTTCAGCTCCTCGATATCTGAGATATTCTTTTCAAGCTCCGCTGTGCTTTCGTCCACAAGGTCTTGAGCGTCAAGGCTTGCAAGCTTGAAGTTGTTCACTGCCGCTTCATAGCTTGCTTTTGCACGTTCATAGGCAGACTTAGCAATCTCCAGCTGCTTTTCATAGTATTCTTTCTGGTCACGCTTACGCTGATTCTCGCCGTTGCGTGCAAGTATATCCTGCTGCTGTCTGATAAGCTCCGAAGCCGAAACAGGCTCGGCAGGGACGTTTGCATACACGGGCATTTCCTTTGCGAACTTAGACTTCTGGTCTGCTATTCTGCCGATAGCAGTACGCTGGTCATAGAGGGAATGTTCCTTATGTTCCAACTGATAGAGCGTATCACCCACACCGATTATTTTCAGCAGAGTTGAAGCTTTTTCCTTGCTTGACTGATTTATGAACTTAGGCAGGTCAAGTGCAAACTGCTCAACGAAGCTGTTCAAAAGCTGCTGACCGCCTTTTTTACCTGTGCTGTCGGTGACTTTGAGAGAGCTGTTCTTACCCGAACGCTCCACTACTATACCGTTGTCGAGGGTGATCTTCAAGTGCGGTTCGACAACAGACCCCTCACGCTGAGGAGAGGACGGCTTATACTTGTCTCCCCCAAGTGCCCAAGCGATAGCGTCAAGGACAGAGGTCTTGCCCTGCCTGTTCTTACCGCCGATAACAGTAAGTCCATTCTTTGCAGGCTCAAGCTGTACGGCTTTTATTTTCTTTACGTTTTCAAATTCAAGTGAGTTTATTTTTACTGACATTTTTCATTCTCCTTCAACTGGTTTTTCATCCATTCATCAAACTTTTGCAGTTCTTCATCTGTCGGCTCGTCCTCAGGTCTGCCCTTATCAAAGCCCAACGTACAGCCACTTTCAAAGCAACAGCCTGCTAGGTCGGCAGAGCATTCCACATCATCGCCATATTCACGATATCCCCAAGCGCAATCCTGACAGCACTTCATGACAGGATCTATACAGCGTGTTGGCAAGCCTTTCATTTGCCGTCACCGCCTCTCAGCCTCTCGATGTTGTGCTTGAAAGCCTCAACATATCCTGTCAGGAATTCGTTTGGGTAATCATCGAGGGCTATTTTCGCCATTTCCTCTATTCCTTCTTGACAAATGTCAAGCAATGTGCTATCATCAAGGTGTGTTGAATTGGTATCTTTTGATACCTCCGAGCTTGTGCTGTTGGCAGACAGTGCAGGCTCGTTTTCTTTTATGTAGAGGGCAAAATACACGCCACATCTATAAAATCTTTTGCCAAGCGGACATTGTGTGCAGTCCATATTTCCGTCAGTGCAAACCTCCACCGCCTTTTCAATTTCCTCTTTCGTTATCATCTTTATCCTCCCTTACCGGCTGTACGCTCATATACTGCTTGCCGTCATAGTCCATCTTCTTCACAGGTTCAATCCCTTTCTCACGGAGCGACCTTGCGGCATCGCCAAGCCCTCTGTCAAAATCCTCACGGGTCTTGTAGAATGCACATCTGCGGCAGTAGTCCTTAGTTGGCGTTACTGTCAGCGCACCGCACTCGTCAGACTTGACATTTGAATGGAACACGCAAAGGCTTACCGCTCCACTGACGTTGTCAAGGGGCTTGTCCCTCTTAAATACCTCTCTCATCACTATCATCGTTTTCGTCCTCCTCTTTTTCAAAACGTTTCTCCCAGTGCCTATCCACCACGCTCAGCACAAGGTACATCACTACATCTATGCCTGCAAGTACGGCTATAGTTATCAACAATATTCCTACAATGCTCATTACCACTTTCCTTTCATTTCAACTTCGACCTTGACCACGGGTCTGCCTGCTTCTCTCACTGCACGCTTTATGCTCTCCTCTGCTTCCTCGTAGGCAGTTTCTTTTATGCTTACATACCACCTGTACGCTACATACATTGTAAGCACCACCAAGAGCGCTACCGCTGCGGCACATCTGATTATCTCTAACACGGCTATCATTTTCTCACGTCCTTTCTGATCTCTCTGCTATCCACTTGTCAAGCAGCGTTGAGTATATCTCATACACATACTCGTTAAGCTTAATGGCACACCCGAAAGGATACACGCCCTGTCTGAGCCCTGCGTTCAGCCTGTTCACGTTTGTGTTGAAGCCTGCGGTTTTCAGCCGTTCCACCGCTTCTGCCGATGATATCACCCTGAGCATTTAGTCCACCTCCTCGATAGTCAAAACATTCTCATGGGGACTAATAACACTTGCCTTTGTCAGAGCCTCGTACTGACTCTTTGCTGCTACTGTGAACACCCTTTTATCGTGAAACTGGTCTATCGTTGTGACTTTGTAAATTTTCATTTTTTGTGCCTCCTCTAAATCATTTATTATATTAAAGCAATAACAGTCTGAACGTTTCTTTTCCTTTAGGCGTAATAAACACCTGCGTGCTTGAAAAACCTGTTTTCTCATTAGAAAACTCCTTGACTTCAAACAAGCCGTTCTCCATGGGCTTTGCATATGGCATAAGCTTGCCCTTTTTATCTCTGTAAAGATACTTTTTATCAAGCAGGAAATTCACAAAAGTATTTTGCTTGACTTTAAGTTCCTTAGCTGTTTCTCTTATTCCCGTCAACAGATTTCTGTCCACGAGTTCATCAAAGTAATCAGCTTTCGGTTGCATAATCTGTTTATCAACAGTAAGCTGTGAAACACTTACTTGCAGAGCTTTTACCTTTTCATTGGCAATTTCCAAAGCCCTTTTCATAATCATCTCAGGACTGTTCCACGCTTCTTCAACTCTTATGAAGTACTGACGGAACTGCTTTCCTTTTTCACTTCTCTGCAACATACAGATCTCCTTTGCCATTGGGATTGTAAGTTGGTGGTCGGTAAGTTCACGACTTACCTGCCTGTTTCCCTCAGTACGAACCTGCTCATTTTTGAGCGGGTTGAAATCCTCACCCTCCGTAAATCCGTATTCACACATTCTCGGAAACCAGTCTTTATAAGCGGTCTTGACTTCAAGTGCCTCGTGTAGTTCCCTGCCCGATACTGTTGGACGTTCAGCATTTTCATAACTGATTTTGATTAGTTCATTCAT